CTGCTTTATCAATTTTTTCTTCGTTAATCGAATCAGTAGCGGTTTCTAAAGCATAAAAGAAATTACGAGGATTTATATGTTTTAATTTAAGTGCAGGAAAATAATAATGAGGTTTACCTTTTTCATCCGTACCTTTATATTTACCTATTAAAAAAATGAAAGCAGTATCAATTCCGGCTAAAGTTTTTGTCACAGCAGGATCAGCATATTTATAAACTTGTATTTTGTAAAAATTGCCAGGTTTCATAATAGTGGTAGAAACCTTTTTAGTTTGTTTAAACAACTTTTCCCAAAGAGATAAATATATTCTTGATTCTGCCATTTTTTAAAATTCAGGTAATACCAAATCAACGTGTTTTGCAACCTTTACATAACCATCGCAAATGTTCTTCAAACTTTCTGTCATTTTTTTATGAGAAAATTTATTCACATTTTCTTTTCCTAATTTTTGTGATTCAGAAAGGTATTTATCATAATTATTAAACACATCAATTAATCTAACGGCTGCATTACTATAATTTACATAAAACCATTGAGAATCTTGTAACAAAAATTGATTTGATGCAGATGAATCTACATTTTTAAGTTCTCCATTTAATAATACAGATTGTTTATCATTCAGAAAATCCATATGTCCGCTCCATCCACTACAAATAACAGGTTTACCTGTCATACTGAATTCTAATAAAGGTCTACCGAAACCTTCACCATGAGTAAAAGAAATAGTTGCTTTTACTTTTGGATGATTATACAACTTCCACATATCTTCCGGTGTTAAATCTCCGTGAATTAGATAAATAGAAACATCACTTTTTACTTGAGCAGAAACTTCTTCTACTTTTCTTAAAATTTCTTCTCTATCTCTTACTGAAAATCCAGCTGAAGATGTTTTTAGAATAAGTGCAGGCTTTTCTCCTTTTAATTTCGAAAAGGCCGACAAAAAAGTTTGTATCATTCCACCAATATCTTTTCTATCATGATAAAGATTACCTTGCAACCAATGACCTACAAATAAAAAACAAAAGTCTTCTTTTATAGAATCCAATTTATCAAATCCAGATAATTCTTTGTATTCAGTTCCTTCGAATAATACTTCTACCGGTTTAGAAACTCTATGCTCTTTTAATATTTGTTGAGTGTCTTTATCTCTTTCAGTCCATTGAGTTCCAGTTATACCAGCTTTTGAATGATTGGATGTTGTGATAACTAAATCCATTCGATTACACCCATCTACCCAATCTTTAGGAATTATAGTAGTTTCAATTCCAGCGGTAACTCCTATATTAAATTTTCCTATTGTTTGGAATTCATTTGGAACAGTCAATTGAACATACACATCCGGTTGTTGATGTATTTCAGTTACAATATTATCTAATACCCATTGATGAAATTCATTAGTTGGATTTAATTGATCCATAGGAGTATTACCCCATCTTGTTGATACTATTTTAATATCATAATAATCTAAATCTTTAAAAGATTTTAAAAGATCCCTCGCATGATCACCATACCCACTTCTAGTCGCTACGGGTGCCTGATATAATAAAAAAGGTTTACTCATAATTAATTTTTTACAAATACTCCGTTTACAGTTTTACCGGTTCTATCTTTGATTTCATTCCAAGCTGCTTCTAAACATTCAGCCGGCTCTAAACCTAACTGCTTAGCCAAAATGATAAGTGTTACAAATGAATCACCAATACCATCTTTAATTTCCTCGTCTTTAGATTTAAGTAATGCTCCAGCGGTTTCACCCACTTCTTCCAAAACTTTTAATAATTGCTTTGGTGCATTCTCTTTCTTTAAGATATCTTTATCTGCAGCCCATCCCGCAACATTTTCGATTAATTTATCAAATGATACAGGCGTTTCAAATAATTCTAATTGTTTTCCCATTTTGTAACTTATTTTATTTTATATAATTCAAATCTTTCTCTTGGTTTCCAGTTTTCAAATGCTCTTTCCATTCCTTTAACCATTTCATCCGCCATTCTTTGGGAATAAAATCCATTTTCAGAAAGGGAAAATTCTCTACCTTTTAATCCCATTTCTTTTCTCTTTTCTTTAGGAATATCATACCAATATTTTAAAGCATCTGCTAATTCATATACATCTACTTTATCATCGATGATATATGGAGTTGGAACTGAACCATTCATATTTTGAGCTCTTGCCCATAAAGGTTTAACCCATTCTCCGTGTTCTACTTTACCTTCCCACTCTCTCCAATCATGCAAAGAACCAATTTTTACATAATCTTCAGCAGTTAATAGTTTACCATCTAATTTAAATCCACATTGGTCTTGCAATCCACCCGTTACTAATAGAATCGAAGGAACTCCCGCCATTATACCTTCACAAGTAGTTAAACCAAATCCTTCGTTACCGGCAATATTTACGGATACATCACATAGATTTAGTAATTGATTAATTTGTTCGGTGGATAATCTATTTGTAGAAAATTTAATTTCAGCATCAGGTGCTAATCTTTTTGCAACTGCAACCAAATCAGTTCCATTTTCATCGACAGGTTGTGTATGCATTAAAAGTAAAACCTTTTTCTTTTTTTCTTCGGGTAATTTATCTATGAATTTTTGAAATGCCCAAATTACATCAGATGGTTGTTTTCTTCTGATGTTTCTATTTGACCAATAGACAACAAATTCGTAATCATTACCCGCAAATAGTTTTTGTCTTAACTCATCACTATTTTCTTCTAATGGTTGATATAACTTAGATACACCATGAGGAACATAACTCACTTGCCAATCTTCCAATGGTTTCCAAGTTTTACCATTTTCCAATTGACCTGTTCTCTTAACAATACCATAAGTTTGCTTAGAAATACATCCCAACCAATCACAACTTTCGTAGTAATCTCTGTTATAATGTGGGTCTGGTAAATCATCCCAAATATGATAGAAGAAAATCGGACAAGTTTGTCTGATTTCATGTTCGATATCATATAACCAAATCCAATATCTTGGGTCTGTAAAGTGTAAGATTGCATCTATTTTATGTTTAGATAACAAAGTTCTAATTAATTCCGCATTACCATATCCATTATTAGGATAAAGAATTACGCTTGCATCTTCAACACCTGTATGCTTTTTTACATCATCCGATACATCGATTACTTTTCCATAATCTGGATGTTGAACAGCAGCTGCAACTTGTATCCAATTATATTTTTGGACAGAGCCCAACACTATTTCTTTAGACATAGTAGCTATACCACTATGCATCCTTAAATCGTCTGATAGAAGTAAAATTGTTTTTTTGTTATTCATAAATTAAAACTGTGAGCCAGAAATTTGTAATTCTGAAAATGAATCAATTTTGTTTTTGAAAGAAGGGTCTTCAACGTACATTGTAAGTGAACGATTTACTAATTTTTGTAAACTCATTTTGTCGTCTAATGTAACCCTTTTAAAGTTTGTGTAAAGGTCTTTAAGTATCTTTACGCTTGTTAGTTTAACATCCATATCTTTTTCTTTTGTATATATAAATATATATATTTATTTTTTAGAAAAAGATAACTATTTTTAAAAAATTTTAGAATCTTATTGTTAGATTATTTCCACAATGAGCAAATTTTTCTCTCTTTAAATTCACACCAATCACACTGCTTTCCTTTATTGGTTGGATAATCCATATCTCTATATTTTCCTTCTTCATCGAAAACAGCTTCTACAAACTCCATAAAACCTTTCCATGCTTTATTGATAGATGGTTTACCGCTTGCTGGTATATGTTTTGAAATACGAGGAATTGGATAATCAGCATCTTCTTTAACCTTTCTCTTAAGGATATGAAATTCTACATTTACTTTATCCTCATCAATCTTATATTTCTCCGCATAGAATTTCTTATATAAAAGAATTTGTGCGTTCTTAATGGGGTCTGATTTTTGATACTTACTCCAACCGGCAGTTGAAGTTTTAAAATCAATGATTGTTATTTTTTTAGTTGCAACTTCTCTGATAATAATATCCACAAACCCAATAAAATGCACATTATCTTTAATCTGCATATTTAATGGTAATTCAATTGCAACTAATTCATATCCTTTCTTAGAAAAAAATAATACTAACTTACTTTTAAAGTATTGTAATATCTTTCTACCATCTCCAAAGAATTCTTCTAACTCTTCTTTGGTGCAAGGAAATTCATTTTCTCCTAATTTTTCTTTTTCTTTATTAAAGTTTTCAACTAATCTATCTTTCAACAACATATCTAAATCCATAGCCAATGCGGAAGATTTAGTAGCATTGTACATTACATCCAAAAATTTTTGTAATGTTTCATGCATTGCAGTTCCGAAGATTAAATGAATATTCGCATTTGAAATTGATAACCCATCTATATAAGATAACTTATATTGTTGAGGGCAAGATGTCCACATTGAATATTGAGAAAAAGATACTCTTGCCATTATTTCTTTTTAGTTTTAGGTTTTGTAGATTTTTTTGTTTTTTCTTTTTCAACTTCTCCATACTTTGATTTAAGATATTCGAAATATTCTTTACCTTCTTTAATATTGGTAAGAATATTATAGTAATCAATCGCAGTATTTTTTGAACAACTATATTCTATTTTAAGAAGTTCTACTAATTTTTCATCAGCAGTTTCCTCACTTTTACCTTTAATATAACGAAGGTAATATTTTCCTTTTGGAATAACCCCAATCATTAAAAGATAATATAATTTAGGCTCCATTGTTTGTGTCAATGGTTGAAATTGTGAAATCGTTTCTACAAAATCAAAATTCATAGAAAGAAATCTATGAATCATGTAATTACTCCAGGTTTTCAAATCCTCCTCTGATAATTTATCAAAGTAATTAGGATCCTGGTCTTTTGTTATAGCATTAAGATGGTCGAAAAGAGTTTTAGCCATTATACAGCAATATATTTGTTATAAAATTCTAATTTAAATTGAGAGTATCCAATTCTACAATTCTTTTCCCAATCGTCCATTCCACCATCATCACTTACCCATTTATAAGAAACAATAGGTACATTGAACTCTTTACACACTCTTGTGATTGAATATAACTCCATCTCAAAGATACTACATTTATTTAACAATTCCAACTTTTTTGGAGGAAATGTTTTTACCTTTTCGGGTGTAATAAACGTTTCTGATGTAAAGCAGCTAACTCCTTCATTTTCAATGTGTAAGTAGTCGCCATCTTGATCAAAAGGTGTAATTGAATATGGTACTAATGGTTCAGCATCCATATCACCATTATAAACGTCTCTTACTTTAAGCAACATTCCTTTTTCCATTGTGAAACTACCACAACTTCCAAAATTACAAACTAAATCAGGTTTGTGTTCTAATATCGCCATTGCAGTTTTATATCCTGCATTTATTTTTC